AACTGTCAGCTTTTCTCTTCCGGGTTCTGATTCACCGGTCAGATAGTAATGAATATCATTCTTCCTAAGTTTGATCCCATATTCTTCAGCGTATGGAAGGCATTTATTCAGAATATCCACTTGTTTATATCCGTTTACGTCCATGAGATAGCGCAATCGCTGGGCTGTATTGGACTTCATGGCAATTCCCACCTTTCTGTATTAGTTGAATCCTAACTTTCAACTTATCTGTACTATATCACAGCATGAAAATAAATTCAATAAAATTGAACATAAGTTATTGACAAGTTAACTTCAAAGGCGTATCTTATAAGCATGAAGTTCATCAGTAATGAACTTAACCAAATTGAAAGCCGTTTGCAGACGGTCAGCCAGAAAGGATGAATAACATGAAATACAAAATGATGGGACATTGGGATGTGTACAACATTCGGAAGATGTGCATTCAGCATGAGTTCTATACATGCGGAACAGAAAAGCAGTATTTAAACATGATGAATTACGTGGAAACACACGAACCTACAACAGAAGCCATCGAGCATGTCGCTAAAGATATTATCAACCACAGTTCTGTTGAAGATGATTTTTCAATCAATTACATGATGTACATCATAGCAAATGAAGTCGTGAAGTTCTTCTTTGTTGAACAGTGAGGGGGGATTAGAATGGCAGGTATCAGAAAGTATTTTGTCAAAGAAAGTTGGATTTTCAATCTGGAATCCATGGATGACAAATTGCATTGTATCAAGTATGACTTGGAAGATGAAAAGATTAGTTTTCCGCTTACAATTGCGGGAACTGAGATAACAGATTTTGATGATCTGGATGATCTCATCAATGAATGCGAAACACTTCAATGGGCGGCAAAGTCCGGTAAAGTTACCGGAAAAGAATTCGGGAGAATAAAAGAAATTGTAAATTGGAGAGTTGAACAAAGATATTTTCGGTGTATCGCAAACGGAATGAAAGAAAAGGACGCTGGGGCGTGCTTTTCTGATTTATAAATTTTTTTGAAGTCCCCGGCACAAAAGCCGGGGATTTGTTTTGTATGAAGGTTCATTGTAAATGAAATTTAATTCAATAAAAATGAATTTATCTATTGACACCGCATTGTCGCAGTCGTAAGATAAGAGCATGAAGTTCATTAATAGTGAACTTCACCTTTGCAAAGGTAATCGAAAGGATGGATGACGAAATGGCACAGAGTTTGAAACCAGTGATTGATAAGCTGGAAGATATTTTTGATAAAGCCAACACCTATTTCTATCATGGAAATCTGAAAAGACCGGTCATCACAGTTTCGCCGGATACTGCAAACGCTTATGGATGGTGTACAGCTTGGAAGGCATGGGCTGACAAGGAAGATGCCAAAATTGACGAAGGGTATTATGAAATTAACATTTGCTCTGAATACCTTTCAAGACCAATTGAACAGGTTATTGGCACACTGCTTCATGAAATGGTTCATCTTTACAATCTTCAGGAAGGCATTCAGGACACAAGCCGTGGCGGAAAGTACCACAACAAGAAATTCAAGGCTGTTGCTGAAGCTCATGGGCTTACGATTGAAAAAGATGAAAAGTATGGATGGACAAAAACAAGCCTGAATGAAGATGGGGAGAAGTTTCTTCAATCCCTTGGTGATTTTAAGTTTGATCTGTTCCGAAAGAAGATTCCGAAAATCGGAAAAGCCGCAAGTAAGCAATCCAGCCGGAAGTATGTGTGTCCGATGTGTGGCGCAATCATCCGGGCAACCAAAGAAGTGCATGTGATCTGTGCTGACTGCAATGAAGAATTTGAAGAAGATGTGTGAAAGGTGGTGAGCAAGTGTCAAAATCATATGGCCAGATGGTAAGCCTTGATGTCGCTATTCAGTGGGCGCAATCCATGCCTGATAGCGCAGACAAGCAACACAGTATAAACCGGATGCGCTACGAAAGGGACAAGGCAGTTCCTGTCACACCAAAATTTCATAAAGGCATGTATGGCCACAAATACGACACTTATACATGCGGGAATTGCGGTACACGGATCACAGAAGCGTGGTGGCGATACTGCCCGAATTGCGGTTTTGCCATTAAAAAATAACAGAAAGGGGTGAATGGTATATGGCTTATGAGTATAGGAAACTGATTGGAAGAATCATTGAGGTTTGCGGAACCCGTGCAGAATTTGCAAAGCAGATGGGGCTTTCCGAAAGAACAATATCCATGAAGCTGAATGGGAAGATTGATTGGAAGCAATCGGAAATCCTGAAGGCCGTGGAAATTCTTGGAATTGATGATTCCGAAATTCAGGAATATTTTTTTACACTGAAAGTTCATTGACAATGAACTTTCAAGAAAGGATGAGTGTCAATGTTTGCAGACAATATGAAAAAACAGATGGCTGTCCACGGAATTACACAGTCCGAACTTGCCAAGATGACAGGAATCGGGCGTTCTTCCATCAGCCAGTATCTTTCAGGTAAGAACGAACCCACGGATGAAAGGAAAAGCGTTATTGCTGAAGCCATAGGATGCCGGGTGGTTGATCTGGATGCCACGGAAACAACATCATTTCCAGTTGATACAGATTCCAAGATGAAGCGTCTTAGCGTGGATCAGGCAGCAAGGATGCTTGGAATGAATCATGAAACGGTCAGGAAGGGATTACGTCAAGGCGTTTTCCCGTGGGGCTATGCAATCAAGACTTCAGAAAATCATTGGGTTTATTTCATCAATGCTAAGAAGTTTGCAGAAATTGAAGGAATTGCAGTTTGAGAAAGGCGGTTTGTTTTATGGCTGAAGTAAAAGGTTTCAAAGTGTTCAACCCTGATTGGACTTGTAGAAACAAACAATACACTTGCCCCGGTAAGTTTGAAGAAGATGTTACACCGATGATGTGTAACACCGGAATGCACTTTTGCCGCCGTGCGACTGATTGCTTCAATTATTACAAGTTTAACCCTGAAAACCATGTTGCTGAAGTAATCGCTTACGGTGACATTGCTGAAAATGGTGATAAGACCTGCACGAACAAACTTGAAATAGTGCGTGAAATCCCTTGGACTGAAGTTCTTGAAATCGTGAACATGGGGAAATCGTGTACCGGTCTTTGCAACAGCGGCGATTGGAACAGCGGCAACCGGAACAGCGGCAACCGGAACAGCGGCGATTGCAACAGCGGCAACCGGAACAGCGGCGATTGGAACAAAACTTCTTTTTCCAATGGATGTTTCAACACGGAAGAACCTGAAGTGTATATGTTCAATAAACCTTCAGGAATGACTTACAGACAGTGGTTGAATTCGGATGCCCGATATCTGTTAAAACAAATTCCGCATTGGTGTCTTTCGTGGGTATGGTCTGAAGATATGACCGATGAAGAAAAGAAAGCACACCCGGAACATGAAACAACCGGTGGTTACCTGAAAAAGTTGGATGAATCCGACAATGCGCAAATTTGGTGGAATGGTCTGAATGAACATGACCGTAATGTGATCAAGGCTTTACCCAACTTTGATGCGGTGATCTTTGAAAAATGCACCGGTATCAAGATTGGTGGTTGATATGGGGAAGGTTAATTTACTACCCCACCAACAAAGGGTCATGCAACAAACCGCTGGGTTTGATAATGTGGCAGACTACGTAGACATGGGTGGCGGCAAAACCTTCATTGGTTCCGAACAAATGAAACGGTACGGATGCCACATAAATCTTGTGATTTGCCAGAAGTCAAAGGTTCCCGATTGGGTGGAACACTTCAGCACCTACTACAACTATTCTGTTTGGGATTTGACAAAGCGTGGCGAATTGGATGCATGGCACTTATTTGACGGCGGATTGAAGAAACAGCCGTGTGTACTGGTGATCAATTATGAATTGGCATACAGACGCCCCGTATTGGCGAAATTAGAGCATTTCACATTGATGCTGGATGAATCTTCAATGATACAAAATGAGCACGCTAAACGGTCAAAATTCGTGCTTCAGCTTCACCCCAAACACGTGATTCTCCTATCAGGAACACCAACAGCCGGGAAGTATGAGCGCCTTTGGTCACAGGTTCGGTTGCTTGGATGGAACATCAAGAAAACAACGTACTATTCACAGTTTGTTGTTCAGGACTTCATTGATGTTGACGGTTCCGGTTTTAAAATTCCGGTGGTCATAGGATACAAAAATGTTGACCGCCTGAAACGGAAACTTGCCGAACACGGCGCGGTGTTCATGAAAGCCGAAGAATTCGGTATTGATCTTCCAGACATGAATGAAATCACTGTCAGGGTGAAGACACCGGCAGCATATAAGCGTTTCATGAAAGACCGTGTGGCGTGGGTGGAAGGCAAACAACTTGTTGGAGATACGACATTGACCATGCGGATGTATGCGCGGCAGATATGCGGACAGTACAACCAATCCAAGTTGGATGCCGTGCGTGACCTGATTGAATCCACGGATGACAGAATCATCATATTCTACAACTTCAATGATGAGTTGAACAAACTGTTGAACATCGTTGAACAGTTGAACAGGCCGGTGGCGGTCGTGAATGGCGAAAAGAAAGACCTTGAACCATTTGTCAAATACAGTGATTCAGTGGCGCTGATTCAGTATCAGGCCGGTGCAATGGGGCTGAATCTTCAGGTTGCCAATAAGGTGATCTATTTTACCCTTCCTGACAGGTCAGAACTGTTTGAACAGTCGAAAGCCCGCATTCATCGAATAGGACAGCACAGGCCGTGTTTTTACTATTACCTGATGTGTCCCGGAACTGTTGAAACAAGGGTTCTGGAAACCCTGAAAATGAGAAAGGACTATACAGATGCATTGTTCAAGAAGGACATTGAGGAAAATTGAATACTTAATTTCAAGATGTGCAGATGCAGT